CCGAGCAGTTGCGGACGATCTATCAGGGGACGGCGAATCTCTCGGTGGCGAAGGATTTCCGAACATTTTCGAAGCAGGTCTACGCCTTCGGGTCCATCTAATGCGAAGCCTGAAACTGCTCCTGATCGCGCTTCTGTTCGCGGCGCCAGTCGCGGCGCAGCCGATCTATGGGCATCCACAGCTCGGGGCGTATGGGAGTGCAGCCGAGTGGCCGCCCGTCAACGGCCAGTGCTGGAAGGGTGACCCGGACCCGATTCAGGCCAGTCACGTCCACATCATCCCGCGTGGGCCGATCTACGCGACGATCTTCGACTACGGCACGCTCGACATTCCGTTCACGCTGCAGATGCACAACATCGCCGGACGGATTGCCGCACTGACGGGTGAGCACATCCGCAGCGTGCGCTGGGACGCGACCGGGACCACTGCCGTGCCGGATCTCGCGGGCGATCCGAATGGGTTGAAGGAGTGGACCGGAGTCGCGACGTTTGACTTCAGCATCAACCCGACGACGTTTCCAGCGGACCTGTTCAAGTTCCCCGTGCATGGGTGGGCCGAGCTGCGGTTCTTCACGCGGACGGCACTAGACGATGGGCGGATGCTCGACACCCTCATTACGCTGCCGATGTATTCGGTCATTGACCCTTCGGCGCCTGTGGCGCCGTCTGCCGAACAGGGCAACCCTGGTGTGCATCTCCGGGCGAGCTGCACGCTCTGGCAGAACGGCGCCACCGCCGCGGGCGAAGTGGTCATGGAAATCTCCGACTACATCCCGCTGCTGCCGATCTTCACGCCGTGGACGACCATCGCCAACGCCTATAACTACACCGCGCCGGCCGGCGTGACGTTCGCTGACGAGGTATTCGACCAAGTGCTCGACCCGAACCTCCATATGGGCGTACGCGGGACGCTGCAGCGAGAGATCAAGGTCGGGTCCGGCGGGAATAAGCAGTTCCTCGGCCCGATCGTGTTCGACCCGGCGCTGATGGGATCTGGCCCGCGCAAAGAGATGACGGTCTGGACGCAGCCGCTCGGTTCCGAGTCGGTGTCAGCGGTGATCGTGGTCCCGGTGACCGTGGGAGCGGGTGTCCCGCCGCCTCCGGCGCTCTGCACCGATCCGACTGCGCCGAACGTCGGCCAGCCGTTGCCATGTCTGCCGCCGATCATCATCACGCCGCCGCCGACGCCTGTGTGTGAAGACCCGCACGCCACGAACCTCGGTGGGGCATTGCCGTGCGTCTTTCCACCGCCCGTCGTCACGCCTCCGGCCTCGCTGGCTGGCGTCTATACGTTCGTCTGCGATGCGCTCGGGAAGTGTCAGTTGACGGTGATCAAGCCGTGAGTTACCAGATGGCGCGGTCCTCGTCGTCTTCTCGGCGCGTCGACGGCGCTGGGGCGGACAGATCTGCCCGAATGATCGCAATGACGATCCCGACGAGCACCAGCCCGATAGCGATGAGCATGGGGACACGGTAGCACAGTGGCGATTACGTTTGTGACATCACAGCGCGCCGCGTCTGGGTCCGCGACCTCCCTCAGCACGGGGGCGCTCTCGGCCACGACGACGGATCTCGTGGTGGCGTGGTGCTACTGGTATGACACGGCGGCGACCTGTGCCATGACGTGGGGCGGGAGCCCGACCTTTACCTCGGGGACGCTCGCCACGCAGAACTCGGTGGGCCATGAAGCCCGCTGCCAGATCTTCTGGACCTGGGGGAGTGCGATTACGAGCGGCACGCCGACCGTCACGGCCACGTTGTCTGGCGGCGGTGGCGCGCAATTGATGAATTTGGAAGTCCTGCAGATTGCGGGGACCTTGATTACGGGCGATCCGAAAGACGCGGAAGGATCGAAGGCGACGACTGGCACGGTGATGACGAGCAACACGTTCAGCACCTCCGTAGCCGACACGATCTTGGTCTGCGGGGCGTTCGTGAATGCGACTGGTGGGTGTGACACGGCCGATGCCTTCGGTGGGGTCACCGGCACGATCGCCACCTGCACGGCGGGCTATCGGATCGTGTCGGCAACGCAATCGAGTATCACGGTGGCGCTGGCGAACAACGGGCAGGACGGCGCCATGAGTTGGGCCGCCTTTAAGATCGCGAGCGGTGTGGGAGGCGGCGCAGCCACGATTGCCTCAACCTCCATGCCGCTCATGGGGGTCCAGTGACCCTCTTTAGTTCCCTCTACGGCGCACGGCTCGATGAAGAACTCGGGACGGATGACAACTCGGTGCTGTTCACCACCGCACGCCGGAAGGCCGCGATCAACAAGGGCCAGTCCGAATTCGCGGAGCTCACGGAGTGTCTCCAGCGGACGAGCACCGTCACTCTCACCGGAGGCACGTCGGAATATGACTTGAACTCGACTGTCGTGATCCCCGGTGGGGATTTTGTCCGCTTCTCAAAACAGCAAGTCGAGTTCCGCTATCGTGATGCCTCCTCGAATCTCACGATCTTGAGTGGGGACGATCTCGTCCGTCGCGACATCGACTGGCTCAATCGCTACGAACCGGGCTGGCAAGACTCGTCCGTCGCATCCTCGGTCGCGCAAATGCCGACGTGGTACTACGAACGACTCGACGGCGGGGCGCGGTATCTCGGCTTTACACCGACGCCTTCGACCGGATCGAGTGCCAGCATGACGGCCCTCGTCCCGTATGTGGCGCGACCGGCCGTGATGTCGTCGGACACGAACGAACCGTTCCAGATCGGCGCGGTGGTCCGAGGCGATCTTCGGGACTATCACCAGGCGCTCGTGCATTTCGCCGCGCATCAACTGGAAAAACTCCGCCGCGATGATCAGGCGAGCGATCGCCAGCTCCAGAAGTTTCTCGGCTATGTTTCGCGCTACTACCAGAACATGCGCCGCAAGGGTGGGCAGAGCCTGACGCTGGCGCGGAACTATTTCAAGACCACCAGTAAGGTCTCGGACCCCCGCACATGATCCGCCTGACCTTTGCGTGTGGGCATGCGTTCTCGATTGATGCGGCGGTGTCCGATGCCCCGCTCTGTCCGGCGTGTGGAGAACGGCGGGTGAGTCGTGTCACCGCACCGCCGCCGAAGTTTGTCGGGTGTTGCCAAGGACCGAGCGCAGAACAGAAAGCCCTCGAAGGGCTGCCGATTGGGATTCCGAAGGAGTTGACGCATGGCTGATAGTCCGTTTGGTCTCTCGTTTTCACCAGGGGCGCCGACCGGCCCGAACGGGCAACCGGCCAACGGCCAGCGGCCGTCCCCGATTCAACAGGCGATTCAGACGCTGAGTCTGCGGATTCCGCGTGTGGCGGGAGCCTCGGCCTTCACCGCGCAGCCGCTCTTGGACAGTCCTGGCGGGCTGGGACTGGGCGGGAATCCGAACAGCGCGGCGATGCTGGAACAGCTCCGGCGCATGTTGTTTGGCGGAGCGGATCAGAACGGCGCCGGGGTGACCGGCTTCAATCCCGCACCGAGTGATAACGGCCCGAGCAACGGACCGGACCTCGCCGCGATCTTCAGCCAGATCTTCGGCCAGCCCGCCGGACTCCCGCGGGACAACTCGCCGCTGACCGACAGCGGATCGGGTGCGCCGTTGGGCGAGAGCGGATCGGGCGCACCGCTGCCGGCGCAGTCGCCATCGTTCCCGTTGCCGAACTTTGTCCCAGGCAAGGACCGGAAAGAGCCGGAGCCGTGGGCAGCGGCGCAGCAGGGCCCAGCGCCCATGGCGCCGGAACCGGACTACGGCAACGACACAAAGATGATCTAAATGCCGACGCAGGCGAAAACCAAGAAGGGGACACAGCAACGGGCGTATCAGTTGCTGCCGGTGGAGGATCCCTCCGGCGGGGTCGATCTCCGCACGTCCCCGACCTTGCTCCCGTCGAATCGGGCACGGACGCTGGTGAACTTCTCGCTCGAGGAGCCCGGTGCGCTCGTGGTGCGTCCCGGCTTCCAGAAGTTCTCCACCACCTCGTTGGGCAATACGCGGATCCAGGGTGGGGCGCGGGTCTATCTCAACACCGCGATCCCGACCGCCTTCTCCACGGCGTTTACCCTGATCGGCTGGAATGGCTCGGTCTACAACCTGAGCGACGGCGGGGTGTGGTCCGGAGCGGGTATTACCGGCTTCAGCCCGACGAACGATCTGCACTTCCCGTCCGATCGCGATCTCGTCGCGGTCATGGACGGCTCCACGACGCCGTGGAAGTCCACCAACGGCTCGAGCTGGACGCGCTTCGGCATTACACCAGGGACCGTCGCGTCTACCGCCTCCTCGAAAGCGGGCGGCGGGTTGAGTGCGTCCGAGTTTGAATTTGGCTACACCTATAAAGATCGCGATCTGGCGTTTGAGTCGAATGGGTCCACGGCTCTCTCGACGCTCACGCTGAGTTCGACGGGTGCGGCGGAACTCCAGATCCCGAACAGCACCGATCCGCAAGTCGATGCGATTGTGGTCTATGCGCGGAACAAGACGCAGAACGAGTCGGTCCGTCGCAAGGCCTCCAGCTTCGCGCAACAGGGTGGGGCGCACTCCACCGTCACGATCACGTCCTCCGTGTGGACAACCTCGGATGAGGAACCGAACGACCACGACACGCCGCCGGTCCTGAGCTTCGGCGTGATCTGGAAGAACCGGTGGTGGGCCCGGAGTGCGACACGCACGAATCGTCTGCACTTCACGCAGTTGTTCCAGCCGCAAAGTTGGCCGGCGCTGTTCTACATCGACATTCCGTTCGAACGGGGCGATGCGATTCAGGCCGTCCTCCCGTTGGGTGACGCGCTCCTGATTTTCGGCAACACCAAGATCTTCGTGATCATCGGGCGGTCTTCGCTGGACTTCGAAGTCCGGCCCACGATTGGCAGTCTCGATGGCGCGTTCGGCCCTCGAGCGGTGGCCGTGATTGAAAACGGCGTGGTGCATGCCTCCGCCTCTGGGGTCTACATCTTTGACGGCACCGCAGACAAATTGCTGTCCTTCGACATTGATCCGGCGTGGCGCGATCTCACCGCGGCGTCGGCGTCCGATCTAGCGCGGATGGCGTGTGTCTCCCATCAACTCCGTAAGGAACTCCGGATCGCGGTGCCGCGCCGGTATCCCTCGGGGACGGACGGCGAATGGGTGCTCGATCTCAATCGCACGCGGATCAACGGCAACACCGCATGGACGGCGACGGATCGACAAATCGGCGGGTATATCCAGTGGGATGGCCCGGAGTCGGCGGCGGGAAATCGCGGGCGGTTGTTCTCCTGGCATTCCACTACAGCGCGGGTGTTCGAAGAAGCCGTGGGGACGAGTGCGAACAGTTCGAATATGACCGCGAACTACGAAGGACCGGGCCTGACGCTCGGCGCGTATCGCGGACGGTGGCCGGATGTGCGTGGGGAATACGAACCGCACGGCGGCGCGGCCTCGATTGAACCCGTTGTGGATGGCGTCTCGCAGGGCGTGCAGGCATTGTCGATTGGACAGGGGCTCGCGGTCTACGGCACGGCGGTCTATGGCACAGCGAAGTATGGCGGCGCTGGACGGCGGCAGTGGGTGAAGAACCTCCCGTTGAGTGCGGACGGTCGGACGTTCGTGCTGAACGTGCTCTATACCGGACAGGAGCAGTTCAAGATGTTTTCCTATCACGTCGGGCTCGTCCCTGAAAGTCGATCCCGTGGCTTTAACGAATAGCCCTCTCTAGCTCTCGAATGCGGGCCTGTAATCGCTTTACATAGGTGTAGTGCTCATGGTCTTTGCGGGTGGTCAGGGTGAGGTTTTCGGGACGATTGTCGGACCTTATTCCATTCATGTGGTGGACGATCTCATGTGCTTTCAATGGTCGTCCGAGCATGTGTTCCATGACGATTCTGTGCTCGAACTGATAATTCTTCGTGCCGACATTGACCATAACGTACCCGCGAGAGAGATGCCTGCCGCCCCTCCACGAAGGGTTACTAGCGCCTTTCCTAGAGGGATAGGCGTCCTTTCGAATAACGACGCCGGCGCTTCTCAGTCGGAGATAAATGGCGCGGTTGGTGACGCCGACCTGCTTGGCGATGGTGGGAACGCCGAGACCGGATCGGTAAAGAGCAATTACGGATTCGGGGGTGGCCGATGTCTGTCGCTCCCACTTGGTGCGCCGTTTTACGCCAGCGGCCTTGAGCCTGGAAATGATTGTCGGCTGGGTGCAGCCGAGGCGCTTAGCGACTTCGTAGGAACTGTGGCCGGAGCCATACAGCGCGATGATTTCGCTGGACGAGATGTCGTGTCTTGGCATGATACCAAGAGTATAACACAATGAGCGCCTCCTATCCCGGTGCGGTCAAGACGTTCGCCGTCCGCAACAACGGCGACACGATCCAAGCCGCGCACATTGACGATCTACAGGATGAAGTCACCGCGATTGAAACGGGCCTGCTGACTGGCACGGCGCCGATCAGTGCCTCGAATGCGTCGTTTGTCCATCTGAACGCCTCGGGTGATTCGACGCTGGCGTCCTCGACGCTGAAGATCGGGACCATTCCGTACATCTTCCCGTCCAGTGGCGGATCGACGGGACAGGTGTTGACCTGTGTGAGCACGAACGGGTCCACGATGACGCTGGAATGGCGCACCGCCAGCCCCGTGTCCCTGCTGCGTGCTGGGAACGGGACGGATGCGTCGGCTGGAGCGACCTCTGTGGACACCTTCAGCATCGCCAGCATCACGGCCAATGACAGTCTGGAAGTGGTCTACACACTGGAAGCGTCGTCGCAAGCGACGGCGGCGGTGTTTCTGACCAATACGACGGATGGCGTCAATCTCGTGTCGTTGACAGGCGGCAACATCCTCACGGCGAACACCGCGATTCAGGGCCGCGCGATCCTCCGACAGCGACAGGGCGCCTCGACCACGATTGCCGCCATTGCGGACGGTCAGGTGCTCGGCGGCATCCGGTCGGACACCTCCGCGAGCGTCGGCGTCACGACGGCGTGGACGGGCACATGGTCCCTGGCCTTGCGACATGCGGGTGTGACGGCGGGCGGGACGTTGAAATGGGGCTGGGCGGTCTATCGGAAGGCGGGCCAGTAGTGGCGGCCTTCGGCAACGTCGATCGCATCCTGAACGCGCTCGATGCGTCGATTCGCACGCCGATCACCGCCGCCTTTGAATACGTGATGCGGGAACTCTCGCTGGGGGACAGTGCCAAGGCTGAGAACTTCGCGCTGTATCGCATCAGCGGGACGACGCATGCGACGGCGAACGCGGAGTTTTCGATCACGCACGGCCTGGATCACGCGCCGAGCAAGTTGATCCCGTTTCTGCAACTGGATTCGACCGGGGGGCAGATCGTGTCGTTGAAAGTGTCGCGGATTTCGGATGCGAAGCGGATCTATTTAACAAGCCCGAGCACAGGAGCCGCGTTTGTCGCTTACCTCGAATAGTGAACGGGTCGCCATCGTCGGCACCGCCCAGACCTGGCAGAAAACGCCCTGGACGGATCCGGGGCTGAAGATCTGGAGCCTCAACGACGCCTATCGGATGAAAGGCTTCGTCCGAGCGGATGCGTGGTACGACCTCCACCCGCTGAACAAGTTCTATCACCCCGAAAACGGGATGGTGTACGCGCACCAGGTCCCACCTGGGCACTACTGCCGACCAGTGGATCACCTGACGTGGTTGGCCGGACAGTCGATCCCGGTGTGGCTGCATCCGGACTATGCGGAGCAGCATCCCGAGGCGGCGTCATGGCCGATGGCGCGAGCGTTTCCGAAGGACGCGATTGAAGCGCACTTCGGCGGGACCGGCGCGTATTTCACCTCGTCCCCGGCGTGGATGATCGGGCAGGCCTTGATGGAGGGTGTCAAGGAGTTGCACATCTACGGGATCCATCTGGCGACGGAACACGAGTATATCGAACAGCGCCCGAACTTCGAAATGCTCTGCGGCGCGCTCCTGGGACGCGGGAAACGGACCGTCTCCGTCCACGACGGCATGCGGCGCTACGAGTCGGCGGATGGCCTCTTGGTGATTCCGGAAGCCGCGCCGATTCTCCAGAGTTCGTTTCAGTATGCGTTCGAACCCCGTCCCGCGTCCTACACCGAAACGCACAAGTGGGAGCTGCACAAGATCGATCTGAAACGGGGCCGGTTGATCGAAGCGTTGAAGCGCAAACCGGCGTGGTTGCCGTGGATCGCTGTTCCAGACGGGCGGATGTTCACCAAGACCGCGCAGGAAGAACTCTTCCGCCTCGATGCGTTGGCGGCGGATACCCACGAGATTCTCGGACGGATGCACGCGGAGGCACAGATTCATGGCTGATCCAGGAGTGGGCTACGACGGCAATCCGATCGGCCCATCGAACGGCGGCACGGCGAACAACTCCGATTTCCTGAAGCAGCTCGCGGCGGCACTCGCGGCCGTGGGTGGCGGGATCGGCGGACGGGCCATTGCCAACGGGCAGGGCAATCCGTTGACGCAGGCGGTCCCGCCCGAGCTGTCCTCGATGCTCACGCAGGCTAATCAGCGACAGGCCTATCAGAACCCGTTGTTTCAGGCGACGACACAGGGCGTCTACGACATGCTGCCGGATTTTGCCAAGACCGGCACATCGCTGAGTGGGACGCTCGGCAACAGCATCCCGGCGCCGAGTGCGTCCGGCGGGGGCGCAGGCTTCGGCGCGGGCGCGGCCGTGGGTGCGGGTGGTGCGGCGGGCTTGCTGGCCTTGCTCGGCAAACTCGGCGGCGGCGGGGGGGGCGGGGGCGATCTCGCGAAAGCCTTCGACGCGATCAAGAACAAATTTCATCGCGGCGGTCAGGGCGGCGGCACGTCCGTGCAGCAAGTCGCGAGTCCGAACGCGGGCTATTTCGATTCGAACGGCGATTGGCAGTCCGGATTCGAAGACGCGAACACGTCCACGCCGGAGACGAGCGGGCGGGCATTCGGACCGGACGGCACACCGTTGCCGACGGGATTCGATCCGACGCAGAGCGCCGGCCGGACCACGAACGGCGATCCGAATCAGGCGTTGTGGGACTGGCTCGCGCAGAACGGCTTCGGCGGACAGTACGGCGGCGGCGGAGGGGATCTCGGCCCCGCAGAAGGGTTCAAACCCTAATGGCGGTCTTTGATTTCCAGAGCGGCGACTACACCGATCCGATCCCGACGAACCAGAACGGGTCGCAGGTCGGCAGCGGCATTCCGTGGGCGAACGGCGCGAGTCAGCCATCCGGTGCTCCGGCTGGGTTTACGTGGAACGACACCATGGCGTCCTATGAGCCCACGCCGGGGACGGCGGCCACAGGCAGTCAGGCGACGGCTCCGAACAATCACAGCCGGATCGATCAGGCGCTGGCCTCGGCACAGTCCACGGACGATCCGAATTATTGGTACGGGAAACTCGACAGCGATCCCAACGGGTACGGCTCCGCATGGGACTATTGGGCGGGCCGGATCGCACAGGGCGATGGTGCGCTCGGCGTCCGCCAAGGCACGGTGCAGAAGTTTCAGGACGGCCCCGCCGCGTCACCCTCAAGCTATACCCCTCCGCCGGCTGGCGGGAACTATAGCGCCACGAATCCGTTCAGCGATGCCGCGACCAAGAACTATATCGATCTGTTGAACTCGCGGATTCAGCAACTCCTGACGCCGCAACAGAACCCCGACATCGGGCCGCTGCTGGACTACATGCGGAAATACTTCACGCAACTCCAGCAGCCGACCTACACCGACGCGCAGCGGGCGACGATTGCCACCCAGCAACTTGATCCGATGGAGCGCCAGCGGCAGGCGGAACTGAAGAACGTCGCCTTGACGATGGCGAATCGTGGCATCACACCGGGGTCTGGTCCCTATCTCCAGGCCGAACGCGACATCAACCAGAAGTACGACTCGCTCCGCGCACAGGCGCAAGGCGGGCAGGCGGTCAACGAGATCAACTTGGGACGAGCGAATCAGCAGCAGGCCGTGGATGTCGGCTCCGCGATTGCCTCGTTGCAGAACGGCATGTTCCAGCAGCAGGACCAGCGGGCGAATCAGGCGGTGACCGCGGCCTCACAGATCCCGAACCTCGCGCAGCAGCGGCTGAGTCAGGCGATTCAGTTGCTGAATGGAAACAACGTGAACCCGGCATCGCTCGTCGGTTCGCTGCAGGGTTTTCAGCAGCAGGGGCTGAATCAGAACTCACAGGACAGTCAGTACTGGGCGTCGATCATCGCAGCCATGGCGAAGGCCTTCGGACTCTAAATGGGACAGTTTGATCAGTCCGTCGATGAGCAGGGGGTGAATCTCACCCCGGCACCGGGGCTGGATCCGTTGTCGGCGCAGAACCTCGGCGTCCCGCCCGCGTTGATTCAGGGCGCGATGCCGCAGGCGCCGATGGGTCCGGCGATGGCCCCGCCGATGCTGCCGCAGGCGCCGCAAGCGCCCGCGCAGCCGGGGAATGTCCAGCACCTGATCTCGATGGCGTTGCTCGGCCTCGCCGCGGGTCTGGGCTCACGGCATGGCGGGGGCGGGGTCGCGAACGGTCTGATGGCGGGGCAGCAGGCGAATCAGGATCAGCGCCAACAGCAGTTTCACGATCAGCAGGTCCAGTTTCAGCAGGCGCAACAGGAAGCGATCCGCCAGCAGCAGATGCGGGATCGCGAACAGCAGATCGCGGCGGCGGCCCAGCAGCAGCGGGAGAAGAACCTGCAAGGCGCCCTGATGACGATTCAGGCGGATGTCAAGAAGCTGCCGGATAAGGCGACCTACGACCAGCGGATCGAAGGCTACGCGAACCTGTTGCGCGGATCGGGCTATCGGTTGGATGCGAACTGGCTCCGGCAGGCCGTGCCGTATATCGCCCCGGACAAGAAAGCCCAAGCACAAGAGGCGGTGGCGGCGTTCTTCAAGAATCCGCTGAACGCGCAGCAGTTGAAAGACAACCCGCAGGCCGTGGCGAACGGGTCGATCCTGTTCGATGCGAACGGCGACGGGGTGAAAGAACTCACACCCCTCCGGAAATTGATGGACCTCGCGGAGATGTCCATGATTTCCGACGACCATGGCCAGCCCTTGACGTTGGCGCCGTCGATCTCTGGCGACAACATGCAGGTGGCGCTGAAGACCAAGCTGAATCTGTTCCGCTCGGAGAACCATCGGGAGCCGAACCCGAAGGAGATGGATCAGCTTGTCACTGAGGCGCGGACCCCGGTGAAAGACCCTGAGATGGCGGATCTGGCGAAGACGAGCAAGGAACTCCAGATCGCCTTGCAGCGGATTCAACTCGGCCAGCAGCCGTCGCCGGATGACGCAGCGACGTTTGCCCAGCAGCTCGTGGATCACAAGCTGGCGCCGAGTCAGGTGCAACTCTTCGGCGGGTTCGGCGCGCAGGGCGCGACGTTTAAGCGCATGGTCGGGACGGCTGCGCTGAAGATTGATCCGACGTTCAACTGGGAAGAAGCGGAATCGACCTATCAGCTCGTGAAATCCCCGTCGTTCCAGAACACCGTCCGCTATATGGATAGCGTGGTGGAGTCGATGCCGCGCCTGCAGCAGACGGCGAATCAACTCGGGAATGGCAACATCCGCTCGTTGAATGCGCTGGTCAATGCCGGGAAGAACCAGATCAACAACGTCGATGTGAAGAAGTTCAAGACCGACGTGCTCTTTGTCTCGGATGAGATCGCCAAGATCCTCCAGGGCGGAGGCACTGGCAGCGGCACCTCAGACGCGAAACTCCGACAGGCAGGGGAGATTCTCAGCACTTCGGACAGTCCGCGGGCGATTGCGGCGGCGTTGGGTGAGGCTTCGGCGCTGATGGCGAATCGACGGTCCGCCCTTACGCGGGGCACCTATCTAGATCGACCCGCAGCAGCAGCGACGAGTGATCCGGCGGCGTCAGCCCGTCAGAAGTTGCAGAACCGCTGATGGACCAGAACCAGAACGCGCTCACTGACGAAGAGCTCATGACCGTCGCGGATGATCCCGCCCTGAGGGCGAAATTGACGCCCGATGAAATGGGTCGTCTGTCCGTGCTTCGCGCTGCCAAGAGCGAGCGATCCGGCGGACCGGTGGCCCGATTTGTTGAGAATGCGATCCAACCGCTCGCGCAGGCGCCGGAGATGCTCTTAAAGATGGGGCAGGGACTGATGCCGACAGAGGCGGGGTCCAAGGCGCGAGAGGAACTCGTCCGCGGTGTAACTGATCCGATGGTCGAACGGCTCCAGATGGCGGCGCAGGCGCATCGCGAAGGCCGTCCAGCCGCGGCGCTCGGCAATGCCGCTGCCGCCTTCCCCGTGATCGGTCCTGCTGTCGCGCATGGCATTGATCAAATGCGGGAGGGGGACATCGCTGGCGGCGCGGGGACCCTGACTGGCGTCGCGGCCCCATTTGTGGCGGGACCATTGGCACGTGGTGGGGTGGCCGCGTTGCGCGGGACCACGATCGGTGAAGGCCTCGCGGACATGGCCGACGCCTCCGCGAATCGACGCATGGTGGATACCATCGTGCCGAAGGTGGGCGCGAATAAGGTCCGCCTCGGGAACCAGGCCACCGAGATCGCGCCGCAACTCCTGCGAGAACCTGGATTATCTGCCTACTCACGTAGCGGGCTGGCAGACAAGATCAGCGCGAATCTTGATAGCGCAATTGAGGGTCTTGACCGCGCCGCAGATAATCGCGGCATTACTGGGCAGGTGAAGACAGGCCCGCTCCTTAAGCAAATCGACGCCGCGATCAGCGATCTCACGGCGCAGCCCGTCGAGGCATCAAAGGCGCCACGAACGACGCTGACGCCGCCGAGTGTCACAAAGGCCCAGCAGGTCAGTGGCATCACGGGAGAACTGACGGACGGGCAAGTCGCTCGCGTAGAGCCCTATGGGACTGCCGTCGAGCCCGCTCCAAATCGTGCCCAGCTCGACACGCTGAAGCGGATGCGCGATGAGGTGGCCGCGCTCGGCCCAGTCGCATCCTATGAGGCGATCCGGCGGATCCGATCGTCATGGGACCAAGTCGCGAAGGTCAAATACAGCCCAGCGATCTCGCCGGACTATCTCGCACGGCAGGGCGAAGCAACCGGAGCCGCTAAAGGCGCTGGTGCGATGCGAGAGGCGTTGGCCGCGGCGGATCCGGCGACGGCGCAGGCCAACGAGACTTATCACCTCTACAGGACCGCGAATGATGTGATTCAAGCCGCGGAGCAGGCGGATCGCGTCAGGCCGAATCGAGGGCGCGGGATTATGGCGCGGACTACCGGGGCCATGATCGGCGCGGAATCCGGCGGCGCTGTCGGTGCGGGGATTGGCGCGATGGTGGCCACGATCGCGGATAAAGCGGCGGAAATGGCCCCGACGTTTCAGGTGGCGATTGCCCGTCGTCTCGCGGCGGTCGCGGATGCCTTGCGTGCGGGTGACACCCAGACCGCACAAGCCCTTGTGGATCGCACGGTGGCGCGATTCCCCGCGGTAAAAACGGGTTTGAAGATTACCGGAAAGATGACGCCAGCGATGGCGACGGGCGAGTCCGCCATTCCACTCGCCGCTCAGGATCAACAGAAGCGCCCGTAGGGGCTGGGATCAGCAGCGCCAGCACGAAGAAGCCGAGCCAGATCAAGAGACACGCGACGACATAAAACGCCACACGGCGCATAGACGAATTGTAACCCAAGCAGGGACCGGGATGACCTTAAACGACGACTACACGGCTGGCGAAATTAAGCGGTCTTTGGCTCGGATCGAGGAGTCCATGGTGACGCAGGCCGAATTTCAGCCGGTGGCGCGGATCGTCTATGGCCTCTGTGCCCTGCTCCTCACGGGGATGATCCTGGCCTTGGTCAAGCTGGTGCTCATCAAGTGACGAAGCCCTACGTCACCCTGACGTTTTTGGAATGGCTGAAGTTGACCACCAAGGCCGCGAAGTGCGATCGGCTGGTCGCGGCTTACGAAGCGGAGAACAAGACAGCATGATTTGCATCAAGCGGGATGTCACCGATCCGGCCGCCAAGCCGTTGCTGCTGGCGAAAGCCTTTCAGACCAACGCGGACGGCTCCACGTCGATCCTGATGCCCGATGGCACCTTTGCCTATCAGGAACCGATGGTCTACGGCCTCTTCCATTTCAGCCAAGAGCCGATGGGCGCGTATCAGCACTGCAAGGTGCAGGGGCAGCTCGTCGCGTTCTGGACCCGTCCGCAAGATCCGCCCTACGTCTATTCGTGGGTGGAGCTGCCGAATTGAATCTGGCGCTCTTCGGCGGATCGGGTGCTCCGGTCTGGCCGTCGCATCTGCACGACTGGTCAGGGGCGTTCTGTATCCCGGGCGCGATGCCGTGCGATCTTACCTTCATCGGGAACGACGGGACGCCGCGTCTCTACGGTGACGGCCAACGGATCTGGACGCCTGCGTATGGGTCGTATCCCGACCTCTGGCGTGCGGAGATGTTGCGCCTCTATAAGGCTCGCCGCTACACGCATTTTGTCTACAACATCGCGTCTCCTGATGGCGTCTACCACGACGACTATCCGGCGATGGCGGATGATCCGGTGCGTGCGCGCCGCGACCTGACTGAAATACTTCGCGCCGGCCTGATCCCCGTCGTCGCGTGTTGCAACGATGCGAATGGCGGCAGTGTCACGCCCTACGCCTCTGTCCGTGCCTGCCAAGAGCTGATCCCGATTGCCTTCCCGATGTGGGAGTGCAACGGTCCCCTTGGTGTGGATCAAATGATCAACGGGCAGAGCGTCGGCCGTATCGGAGACTGCATCAGGAACACCCGCGCCGCGCTCCTGCCGCAGACGTTGCTCTATGTGCATTTCACCGCGGGGCATGGGGCTGGGGCTGAACCCGAGGGCGACTGGTGGCAGTGGTTCGCAGCGGCGGTGAATGGCGCGGGCCTGCTCTCCCAGGATGACCACTGGTATGACTGGCGTGCGACGGCCTCCGGCCTCGCGGATACCGCGCGGCATCTCAAAGGACAGGTCGCGGGCTGGGCCGGACTCAACCTCGATAACGTCGCGTTTGAGCAACAGACGACGGTGCTCTATCGCGGTCGCACCGAGCAGGAAGGTCTGGACTTCATGGCGAACGTGATGGCCGGTCAAACACAACTCGCCGGATTTTGTGACAGCGGACACGTCAAGGAGACAGCATGAAACGACTACTCATCGCGCCGTTGTTGGCGCTCTCGCTCACCGGGTGTCATCTCGCGCATCACCTCACCCAAGCGCAAGTCGTGAGCATCCTCACCGATGCGGGATTCGGCGTCGGTGTCGGGTGTGGCGCCGGCTGGCTGGAACCACCGTTGTGCGTCATCGCGAAACGGGTGCTGGATGATGCGCGAGCCGCGGCCGAACATGCGGATGCCGGCTGGCAGGCTGCGGCGAAAGCGGTCCTCGTGACCGACGAATCGCAGCTCCCGGAGGACAGCAAACTCCGTCCCTACTTTGATGCGGCGATCTCGCTGCTGTGAAGGGGATGTCCGATCTCAAGCCGCTGGAGCCGAGTATTAAGTATCTCGGGTATTTCTATCCCGGCTTCTGGCCGTGAGTGACAAGCCGATCCTGCATGCCTTGGTCGCATATTTCTCGCCGGTCTTTGGACTCGTGTCGGATCCCCGGATCATGCCCTTAGAAGAAGCGGTGGACTATCAGCGTGTGGGCTATGTCGTGTTTGTCGATCCGGGCGATGAAGAAGACCTCGTGCGATGGGAACAGGTCGAACGCAGTCGGACTGTGAAGAAGCGCGGCTGGTTACGAGATTGATATGCGCTGGTGTCTCGTGGGAGGTCTGCTGATGACAGGGTGCGTCGCACCGTCGCATGTGCCGTCCGTCGTGCCGCCGCCGTCGCCGTACGGGGATGCCTACATCATCCCGCCGGGGGCGTTCGATGCCGAGCAGGTCTGTGCCGCATCGACCATCGATGGGATGCGCCCCCTGTGTATCACGGTGGGCGAATTTCGCCGGTATGTGAACAGCCGACTCTCGGCGGAGAACCACACCGTGAGCGCGCACTGAGTGGCGACGAAACCCCTGTCTCCGGAAGTCCGAGCCGCCACGCTCGCCCTGGTGACGGCCCACGGCGGCAACGTCCGCGCCGCCGCTCGCGCCGCGAAGATGTCGCGCTCGACGTTGCAGGCCCGGTATGAGACCGCGCTGACGCTAGCGCCAATCCAGCCCGCTCCGCCCCCGCCGGTCGATCCGATGGTCCGTGAACCGCTCGCGAGTTTTGAGGAAGCATGGGCGCAGTGGAGTAAGACGATCGGGCTGATGCGCGATCGGTACGCCGGACCGCCGAAGACCAAGAAGCAGACCGGCCGGCAGAAGATCCTCGTGATTCCCGATCTCCACGCGCCATTCCATAACGTCGAGATGTTCGCCACGATGATCGCCAGAGAGAAGGACATCGACAAGGCGATCTGCATCGGGGATTTGTCCGACTCCTATTCGCTCTCCACCTTCACCCACTACCGCTCGGTCGGCTTCTCGGAAGAGTGGGCGTCGGTCACCGCGGCATTGCAGGCGATGTCGGAAGCCTTCCCCTCGGTGGAGCTCGTGATCGGCAACCACGATGCGCGGCTGGAGAAGCGATTACGGGAGCGATTGACCCTCGACATGGTGGAAGCCGTGAAGTTCATGACGGGCGGACTGCTCTGCCCGATCACGGCCCTTGCCAAGCAGTTCCCGAACGTCACGGTGGCGAAACACCTTGTGCCGAACGGCGACTCGATTGATTGGTTCACGACGAGCGGCGATGCCTGGCTCGGACACCCGGAGAAGTATTCACGGATTCCCGGCGCCGCGCTCCGGGCCGTCGAAGACTGGCTCTCCGATCACGAAGACGATCTCGGCCTTGGACGGTTTCGTTTGATCGTCATGGGGCATACGCATACATGGGCGCAACTCCCCTGGCGCGGACGGCAGATGCTGATCGAAACCGGCTGTCTGTGTGAGACGCAAGGCTACATGCTCAAGCCAAAGATCGGCGGGCGTCCCCAGATTCAGGGGTATGTCACCTTCGAACAGGTGAACGGGCGGACGGATTTGAACAGCGTGAAATTTCACTGGCTGGGCGCGGAAGCGGCAGCTTAGAGGGAGCGACATGGCGCGCACGACGATCGATGTCGAAGACGCGGAGACGCTCGACGGCGCAGAAGTCCGGGACCATGCGCCAGAACCCGATGACGAGGATTTACGGACCCATGGACGCCCCCCACGAAGCGCATCTCGCCCGCATTCTCAGCCAGCTCACCGCCGACGTGCGCGCCAAGTACGAAGCCGGCCAGATTGAACACGGCGGGAATCTCTGGGAAAAGCCTGGGATGCTCGAGCAAGCCCTTGAAGAAGTGATCGACCTCGCGGTCTACCTGTATACGCTCAGAGAACAACGTGACAGTCGGCGCACGATCACTGGCCGCGATTGAGCTCAGACAGGGGCGGTTCTACTGTGAACCCTGCGATCTCACGGGGACCGTGGTTCGCGATGCGCGAGTCGTCGCGGTGAGGTGTCCTCGCTGCGGCGGGTCAGCGGAGCCGGCATCTGGAGATGAGTGTCGCCAAACCACGTCTCATAGTCCCGCCTGAGTTCTAGAAGCAGACGCTCCGTTTCCACCAACCGCGCCGTAATCTGAGACTTTGCGACCATTGCGCTCGCCAGATGCAAGGGCTACGCCTACGGGCACTTCACCGTATCCCAGGACATCGTGGTCGTATAGAACCAGCCAGTCGTTAAGGGGCCGGGGACGATGAGCACCGCCCCGTTGTAGCCGAACTGTTCACCGGCCCTCACGACGGACGGATAGCTCCAGTTGGAGGAGGCGACTTGCGCTCTCGTGGTGGCATCGTAGCTGGTGGTGAGCCCACGCACGCCGGAAGCACAGCCCGATCCGGTGTTCTGCGCGGCCCCCGAGAACACCAGGCACGTATAGAGATTGTTCGCACCGAGGGTGCAGCCCGTCACGCTGAGATTGCCCATGGAGGAGAGGGTCGCCAGCGGGAGCGGGGCCGGAGCGACCGGTGACTCCGATCCACAAGCGGACGCGAGGACGGCGAGGAGGACGATCAGGCGGCGCATCTGGAGTCTCCTTTCGGGAGCGGGTCAAAGTGTAGCAGAGCCATTAGAACGTGCGTCTGACGTGACTGGAAACCATCATTTCGCGTTGTTTGGTGTCGTGCGGCGTCGGTGACTTGAGTGTCTTTCCTCTCTGAAATGTCGAATTGGCCTGATCTTCGGACACGGCTCGCTTTCCCTGTACGTGATAGCGCCTTACGCGGATCGCTTCGATTTTACGGCCTTCTTTGGCGGTCCCGTGCGTGGGACGTGACCAGCGATCTGGTTCACGGCCTGCTGTGCCGCCTCATCGGTGGGGTGCAAGTACCTCTCCAGCACTTTCAGATTCTTCCAGCCGCCGATCTTCATGACCGTTTTGACATCGACGCCCGCGGCGAGCATCCGTGACGCCCCGGTGTGCCGAAGGCAGTGGAAGCTCACCCCGCCCTCGGCCCGTCCCGTCTTGACCTCCGCACGCTTACAGGCCGCCAGGAACATCGCCGCCACACGTTGCTGGCTGCGTTTGGCGTAGTAGGGGAAGTAGGACGAGCCCGTCATCGGGAGGGCATCCAGGGCCGTTCGGAGCCGTGTGGAGACGGGGATGCGGATCGCGTCGGTCTTGGTATCGGAGAACAGGTGCGCGCCGTGATCCTGCCGGCGGGTGAGGTTCTTGGCGTTCGACAACCGCAGGAGTGTATCGAGCGCACAGACGACGAGCGCGTGTTCCTCGGGATCGGTCAGGGCTTTGAGCAGGCGCCGTTCTTCATCGACGGTCAGGATGCGCGTATCGGTGTCAGGGACGCGGAGACGGGCAAATCCGGCCAGTGGGTTGGCCTCCAGGTATTTCGGGACCGCCGTGGTCAGGACGTGTTTCAGCAGCCCTTCCTCCCGCACCACGCTGGCGTTAGAGACGGTCTTGAGCCGCAGCGTGCGCCATTCCCTCACCAGCCGCTGATCGATGTCGCGGAGATCGTAGGCGTCGAAGAACTTGCCCACTGTCTTCAGCATCGACGTTTCCGTGGTGCCGCGTTTGGTCGGGGTGACGTGTTCGGCGTACCAGTCGCGGTGGGCTTTGAACGTCCTGGCTTGATGCGTGCCGGGGAGCTTGAAGCGGAGGCGGGCGATGTCGGCCATGCGGGTGGCATACGCCTGCTGTGCGAGGGCGCGCATGTCCTTGTCGCCTTGGATGGAGCCGCCGTCTTTCACGATACGGGTCGATTCCCGGATCGGGCGCTGGTGCGGCCGTTCCAGCAACAACCAGAAGTACTTGGAATCCTTGCGGACAATCACGCCCATATCAGCGCCTATTTCTTCGGTCCGCTTTTCTTTGGGCGCGGCACATGTCGCGGGCGAGTTTTTCGAGCACCCGGATGGCGTTCGGCCGCAACGGGGCGAGCACCTGCAGGCAGTCGATGATGTTTCGCACGCGCCTGCGCGTCACGCTCGAGGCCCTCGGCAAAAGCCCGTGAGAGACGACGTAGAACCCGCGCTTCGATTCGTTCTTCCGAGTCGAGCTGGAGCGCGGAGTCATCGGGAGCCCCTTCGGGGATCGGTATAGGTTCCAAGGGGCGTCGTTCGAGATGCTCGAAGAACTCCGAGAGCGAGAGGCCGAGGCCGCGCACGGCCTTGGCAAACGTCTCGACGGACGGCCCCTTGTTGGCGTTGGCTTCCAACTTGGAAATCGCGTTCTGCCGGAGGCCTCCCGCCGCCGCGATCTGCTCCTGTGTCCGCTCGCCCCGAGCCCGGATGAACGCGGACCGCACGGTCTTCCAGTCCATGTCGGCGAGTATACCGTACGGGATATTCCCACAAGTCATTGATTACCATAGGGATACGTTAGCCTCATGACACACGCGAAAAATATCCTCAAAACACACAAATAATCCTTGACTGAATATCCCTGATGGGATTATCGTCTCGGACATGAAAGCTGTCTATCTCAAAGCGGCCCGCCTCAAGGCGGGGTTGACCCAAGAGCAACTGGAAGCGAAGTCGGGCGTCCCGCAAGCCGTCATCAGCCGACTGGAACGAAACGCAAGAGCTAAGCCAGCGTTTCATACCGTGATTGCCTTGGCAGATGCGCTTCATCGCGATCCCCGACTGCTCAAATTTGGACACGTGGTCACATCTGGGCATGCGGAGCCGGTGGCGTCATGAAGCGCGGCGCGCAGGCGGTTCGCCCGGATGCGCAACAGCACGCGGGTGTGCTCAACGGCACGCATCAGGCGGGCGAGTTCGGCCCCTTCCTCAACGCCGAGAGTGCGGCGCGGTTCCTCGATTTCAGCGATTGCAAGGAGCCGGTGGAGGCGTTCCGGGCGTGGGCGAAGCGCAAGGGGATCGTCGCCGGGCATCGGGGATCGAAGTTGGTCTACGCGAAAGCCGATCTGCTGCGTGCGGTGTTTGGCAACCGGAAAGCGTCCTGACATGGCGCTCATTCTTAGCGCCCTGCGTCAGCTCGTCCATTACTAAGAAAGTCAGTTAGTTCCATGACATTTCTCGTTTTTCTCTGTTTTGCGGTCGTGGGCACGATGGCGCAGTGGCCGACGAAGCCGACGATGCACGAAGCCTTGCTGGATGCCATCGCCGCCGCGCGGTTGACCTCGAAAGAGATTTACCTGTCGCTCGGCATCACCCAGAGCCACTGGTCGAAGATCGAACGCGGCGAAGCCTCGCTGCTGTTTCATCGCCTCCAAGACCTCCCGCCTGCGGTGAAGCACGAACTTCTGCCGCGCATGGCCTATGTGTTCTGGTGCCATCGCTCGGAATCCGAGACGGAGAAAGCGTCGTGAACTCAAAGGAGCTGCACATGGTGAGTGTGATGATTCTGCCGGCGTCGTCGTTCGTCTCCGTCTTCGTCATGCAGTGGATGCCCGCGATTGTGATCGGCGCCGTCGCGGTGTCCGCGATCCTCTCCGGCTGGCTCAGGCAACGGCCGCGGATTCAGAAGTTCGTCACGGCGCTGGCAATGGCCGTGATCCTGGCCGCGACGATCTACTCAGCGGGACATCCGAAAGCGTTCCCCAAGACGACTAATGGGATCGTGAGCGATTGCACCCTGTTCTACTGGCTCAACCCGATGTGCTGGTAAGGGGAGGTTCCCATGATGGCCCTGCCGCAATCCTCGATGAGTTCTGTGGAGTTGGCGAAGTTGGCGCAAGCCGAAGAACGGGCGGCTGCTGAGAGAGCCGTGCCGGGATTGAAGATCACCGACGACGGCGCCCTGGTGCATCGGCCCCGTCCGGTGCTGATCTTCCCGCAAGAGTCTCCGGTCGAACGGGCCGCCCATTCCGCCGCGTGTGCGTTGGATGACCTGGAAGCCGCGATTGTGATGGCGAAATCTCGGCGAGAACTGGTCCTCTTGCGCGAGATGGCGGCGGAGATTGAAACACGGGCGGAGAAGTTGGAACGGGCGGCGCGGCTCTTTGATGAGCACTTCCCGGAGCGGCCGTGATCCGGAACCTCGGGGAAGTCGTCGCGGCGGTGTGTTTCGCGCTGCTGTTCTTCGCGTTGTGCGTCTTGTTCTAGCTCCAGCGTGTCTCTGGGAGACCACGCGAGAAGCGGTGTAGACCGAGCCGTGGAGAGTATCGGTCAACTCAATTCAGCATCTGCACAAGGAGCAGCACATGTCACCGAGTTACAAAGCGGCGTTCGGTTCGTTTCTGAAGCAGGAAGATCTCCAGGGGAAAGCCGCGAAAGTCGTCATCGCGTCGGTCGGGCTGGACGACGTGAAGGACACCGACTCCGGCAAGACCGAGAAAAAGCTGGTGATGCACTTCGCCGGCAAGGACAAGGCGTTGATTCTCAATCGCACGAACTGCGAATCGCTCGAGGAAATCTGCGGCACTGACGATTACGGCGGGTGGGTCGGCCATGCGGTCGTGCTGTTCACGGACCCTTCGGTGATGTTCGGCGGGAAGCGTGTCGGCGGGTTGCGGATTCGGTCGGTGGAAGCGGCGGCACCGCCCCCGCCTCCGGTCGCACCCGCGCCGACGGACGACGATCCCATTCCGTTCTGATCATGCCTGGCAGAGAGCTGATCAAAGTCGAACGGGTGGACCCCTGCAAGACGGTGAATCCCTCGGTGACGAGTTGGACCGTGACCGGGGAGACGGTGGAGCTGCATCCGCGAACGATGCAGTTTCACACCATCAACGATTGGATGGCCTCGATCTTCGCGCAGGGGAAGCAGATGGAGCGGTTGGTGTGGGTGAACTGGCGCTCCAGCCGCTTCGGCGTGAAGGACATCGTGATGGCTGAACTCGACCGATCGAAGTGGGAACACGAAAGCGAGGCGTCGTGATGGACTTTGTAGACATCTTCGAGGGCGAGACGGCTTGTGATGCGTGCGGCCAGCCGACGCCACGGCTTGATCCACCGCAGGACATCGAACTCTGCGATAGCTGCTGGCGTGCAGAGCAGAGGGCCACGGAGATCAGGACGAACAACGACGCGCTCTATAAGAAGGCCGTCGCCAGATTCTTCGGATTGGCGCAATGAGAACCCGACCGCACGCCCATCGCTGCGATGTCTGTGGCGTCAAGACGGAGTGCTGCGGGGATGTGGAACAGAACTACGACGGCATCCCTGAATGGATCTGCCGCGAATACCACAACGACGCTCGTGGGGAGTTCCTGTGTGAGACGTGCGAAGCGTTGCCGGTGGACGACCGGGCGTCTCGGAAGGTGAGCTAGAGAGATGGCTGAGAAACGAAAGTACGACAGCACCGTGGCGCGGATCGCTGGGAACGTGGCCGGTCAAGCGATGAAAGATCACGACTGGTCAGATGGGGACGATGCGTTTCTGCGGCTGGCGATCTACTGCGTGAAGATCGCTCGCGCCATCGTCGATCAAGTCGAATACTCGGAACCGAAGTAATGCCCCTGCTTCGCTCCTCGCTGAACAGACGGAAGCCCGGACCCACGGCGAGATCGCGGGCGAAACGCCGACGCGCTGAGATGGCCTACGCCGCGGTGATTCGTGCGGTGTGCGTGGAGCGCGATGGCTACTGTCGGTTCGCGCCCCTCGGCAACTGCGAGGGCGTTTCAGAGTGGGCACATATCGGTGATAAGAAGCGCGCACGCACGCGAGGCATGAAGCCGGAGCAGCGGCACACCACTGGGGGTTCCATGATGCTGTGCAAACGTCATCACCAGCAATACGACGATGGGCTTCGGACGATCGAGTTCACGACGGAGCGTGGCGCGGACGGTCCATTCACAACGCAGGATGTTTCGACGTTCGTCGCCTGCTAACTGGCGGGCGTTCACCGGAGGGAGTTCACCGAGATGAGCCATACAAAGGGTCCGTGGGCGGTATCGCAGTTGGGACGAAGGAACGACGGGTCCATTGCGGTCATGACAGACAGCGATGTGGACCGGTTCGCTGTGGCCTATGTGAACGTCTCATCACCACAGCCGCGAGGGAAGGCACATCTCGCACAGGACGATGCCTCCGAATCAAATGCCCGTCTCATCGCAGCGGCGCCCGACATGCTCGATGCCCTTCGGATTGCGGCGGAAGCCCTCGACAACTACTCCGACGTGAACGACGGCGGCAACGGCCCCGTGCCAAATCGAGCGATGGCCGCGCTGCAAGACGTCGAAGCGGCGATTGCGAAAGCAGAAGGCCACTCGTGAGCTGGTTCCGTCGTCTCTGGCGATCCTATCGGGACGTAACGCGATTAGAAGCCCTCAAAGAGCTATTGAGGAACGCGCATGAAGTCTGAGATTGAACGCCGGCAATCGAACACCGAGAGGGTAGCGGACTTCCTCCGTGCTCATGTGGGTCGGTGGATTGACGCGAGCGAGTTTGAAGCCTTGGGTGGCCGACAGGCGTGGCGGACGCGCATCAGCGACTGCCGCACGAAGTTGGGGATGCACATCGAGAACCGGGTCCGGTATATCGGGGAGCACGCGGCGGACTGTCCCGCGCTCCAAGCCTGGGACATTGAAGGCGCGTGCATGTGTAATCGGCCGCTGATCGTGGTTAGTGAGTACCGCTATCACGAGCATCGCCCCATCGGTCCATCAGCGGATCAGTATCGCGAAGCGAGGCTCTTTTAGATGGCGTGGGTTCGCATTCACGATGCCGCGATGACGCACCCGAAGATCCTGCGTCTCAGCGACAAGGCCTTTCGGCTCTGGGTGTGGGGGCTCACGTATGCCCAACAACACCTCACGGACGGCTTCCTGCCGGCGCTGGCGATCCCTGGGGCCTTCGTCAAGAGCATCAAGGATCTCGTCACCGTAGCCCTCTGGGAGTCTGTGGAGACCGGCTACCAGATCCATGACTACCTCGACTGGAACGATAGCCGCGCGACTGTCACGAAGAAGCGGACCGAAGCGAAGGATCGTATGACGGCTGCCCGTAATCGTTCTTTACCTGTTCGCGCGAACGAACAAGCGAACACCGTGAGAACTTCGCCAGAAGTTCTACGTGGTTTGGTTAGTACTTCTTCTGGATCTTCTTTGGAAAGAGAGTCTGAGAGAAAACCACCGCCGATGAACGGCACCACCGATCCAGAACTCGCAGCGCGAGCCGGCGATTTCTGTGAACGCTACGCCGAGTTGTATTTCAAGCATCGGCGCGGCGCACGGTATCTGCCACGGCCAGCCCTCGATTACACGAAGGCCTGCGAACTCTGCCAAGTCTGGGACAACGACCGGCTGGAACGGCTGGCGGTGGTGTTTCTCAAGTGCGAGGAACCGTTTGCGATGTCGGGGTCACGGACGATCGGCCAGTTCGCGGCGATGGCGTCGTGGGCTGATGACCGGCTACGGGAAGCGGAGGCGTCGTGAGCGACACGCTCGGCACGGTGGTCACGGAGGCGCTCAAGATGCGCGACGAGCTGAAGGCTGGCGGCCTCGACGGACACGCCTTGAATCAGGCGCTGGAAGCCGTCCTACGCGACTCCTGGCCGAAGCCGAAAGACCGGACGGAACCGTGGCATGACGCCTGTGCGAACTGTCGGGACTACGGGCTGGAGATGTTGTGGTGTCCTGGGGATGCGACGTGCGGCCCGAATCTGGTCACGAAAGCGCCGCGGCCGAAGCACGGCGCGCATGAGTTCGGGAAACCCTGCTGGTGTCCGAAGGGGCAGCGGTTCCGCGAGAAGCAGGCACCAACACCTGATGATGCGGAAACGATGGCGGCGAAACGCAAGCCAATGAGCCGGTGGGGGCGCTGATGGACTACGAACTGTACTGGAACGGCTCGATGAAGGACACCTACCTCTGCATCCCGCCGCTGCGCTTCGGGGATCTGAGTCACTTGCAGCCGATGGTGATCGAAGACGATCCGCCCAAGCGGGTGATGCGGCCGTATCGGGATCGGACCGAGATGCGCCAACAGATTCTGGCGATCCTGCGTCGGCGTCGCTCGATGACGATCAAAGCGTTACGGGCGGAGTTGGGCCGTCCCGATGCTCAGTTCTACAACTTGGTGACGCGGATGACGATGCAGGGAATATTGGAGCGACCGGCCACGGGCGTGGTGCGGTTGGCGGTATTTCGGAAGGGGGCAGCATGAGATTGAGTGAAGCGATTCGACTCGGAGCAATGGCAACACCGCAGGCGTCGATGGGTTACATGGACGGGGAGGGTCACTGCGCCATCGCTGGAGCGTGTGTCGCTGTCGGAATCGATGGTGTGATGAGTGTTATTGAACAGCGGCTGATTATCAACTATGAAGCCGCTCAAAAGCGGTGGCCGATCTTAGGCTCCGGCATCAACTGCCCCGCCTGCTCGGATTCTTATCACGCCGACTCCACGCTGATGATGACGCTCTGGCGTCTGAACGATGAGCATCGGTGGACGCGGGAACGGATCGCGGACTGGCTTGAAGCCATTGAGCAGCGCAGCGACGACACCCGTACATGCGATGCGGTAGGGCTGTCTCACGAGTCACCCGTGGCGGTGAACGCGCGATGAAACTTCTTCGTCGTTCTTCAATCGGGGCGCTCCCCAGGCGAGCAGAGGAGGCATGACACCGTTGGTGCTGAGTTTGTTTCCAGGCATCGGGCTTCTCGATCGCGCCTTTGAGGAAGAAGGCTTTTGTGTAGTGCGCGGGCCGGATGTGTTGTGGGGAGGCGATGTGAAGCGATTTCACCCGCCGGCTGGGAAGTTCGACGGCGTGATTGGAGGGCCTCCGTGTCAGCGATTCTCCACGTTGTCCAACATCAACCGCGTGCGCTATGGCGAGGAGTCGTTGGCGGAAAACCTCATTCCAGAATACGAGCGCGTCGTTGCTGAGTCGCAGCCGGATTGGGCCTTGATGGAGAACGTCCCCAACGCGCCAGAGCCGTGCGTGGCCGGGTATCGCGTGGCGTCACTGCTCCTGAATAACCGCGATTGCGGCGGCGACCAGCACCGCGAGCGTCGATTCTCGCTCCTCACGGTCGACGGTCGGGCACTCGGCTTGGAGTGGTGGCGTCCCGCGGTGTCGGCCACATGGACGCCAGCCGCGACCTCTACCGCGGGCGGTCGACGAGCCGCACCACGCATCGATGACGCAGGACGTTTCCAGGGCGCGATCTTGGTCAATCGCAGTGCCTCCGATCTCGCTCAAGCACAAGGACTGCCGGCTGACTTTCTGGCTGATGCGCCATTCACCACGCATGGACGAAAGCGCGTGATCGCCAACGGCGTGCCACTACCGATGGGTCGAGCGATTGCCAGGGCCGTGAAAACCGCGATGAACTATCAACTTGAGGTCGCTTAACCATGTCCCGGCGAGCAGAGGAGCGAGCCTAGATGGCCACCAGAATCACGTATAGGGCGTCTGTGAGCTTTGAATCCGATTCCGCGCCCGTTCTCACGCACCGAGCGGAGATCGTGGCCGCGACTGCACGAAAAGCGGCCTCAGTCGCGATTACTGAGGCACGTCGGGCGTTTCCCGGGAGTCGTCCGCGCTCCATTGTCGTCGTCATGGAAGAAATCAGTCGCGGCACCGTGCCGGGAAAGGCGCCGGCCAAACTCACGGCATGGCGAAAATCCGGGGATCAGCGCCTGTGAGCCTGCTTGAAGACGATCTCCTGTTCCAGATGAAGGCGTATCGACTGCCGGCGCCGGAGCGAGAGCACGTCTTTGCGAAACCACGACGATGGCGCTTTGACTTCGCGTGGCCGGATCGGAAACTCGCGGCGGAAGTCGAAGGCGGCACATGGGTGCGTGGACGGCATTCACGCGGGGCCGGGATGCGGAAGGATGCCGACAAGTACAACCAGGCCGCCATCATGGGCTGGTACGTCCTGAAATTGACCAGCGACATGGTGAAAGACGGTTCTGCGATTCAAACCGTGAAGGATGCGTTGAAAGCTATCAGAGCAGCGACGGACTGATAGCTGGTTGGGGTTGTTCCGCGTGCGTTGGACGGCAATGTCCAGCCTATACGCGAGAAAAGGATTTGTTCTAAATGTCTGAAACGAAACAGGTTGTGGGCGAGGCGATCCGCGCCGGTGAAGCCCACGTAGACCTTGCACCGATTAAGGCGAGGCTGGCGAATCGTTATGGCGGTGGCGAGCTGTGGGCCGATGAACTTGAGTGCGTGGACATTACCGCGCTTCTTGCTGAGGTCGAGCGCCTTCGTGCCTCCTCCTGCTCACCCGAGGCGGAAACGGCCTTGAAGCAATGGCGCTCATGGGCCAACTTCGTGTTTCTCAAGGGTGGACCACCGCTCGGCACCGATGCGGAACTCCAGAAGCGCGTCTGTGAGCAATGGGATGCTGATGTGGCGGCCTCCCGCTCTCTAGAGACGGCCTCCGAATTGAAGCGGCTGCGTCAGGAGAATAAAACCTTCGAGTGTATGTTGCCGCCGTTGCACGCAAAAATCGCGGAACTCAAGGCACAACTCGCGGCCTCCGACGCCCCAGAGAGGGACACCCGCCCAGAGCGTTATCACGTCGAACCAGATAAAGACAGCGATGGGGACTGGCACGTTGTGACGTTCACGGACGGACGCCGCGTGCAGATTTTCACGCAACATCCGCTTGTCATCGTGGACCCGGAGACGCACTGATGACTGAACCCACGAAACAAGTGCCACCGTGTATTCATTCGCATGAACGCTGGAAGCTCATCTCGCGCCATTTCGCGGGCGCTCGCATCAGCATCCTCATTTGCGACTACTGCGGATGGGTGGATACCGAGGCAGCGATAGAAGACGCCCTACGGTTGGCCTCTCCCCGTGCGTCGGCAGCGGACTCTGAAAGTGCTGAGCGAACACTGCACTCAATCGTCACGATGTTGGGTTGGGAGAATATGCCACCCCGCGAGACGTTGGAACGTGACATCGCCGCGTTGAAGGCCCGTGCGTCGGCAGCGCCTATCGAGTCCTCTCCGTCTCCTGGTGCTGAGCCGACAACATGAAGGAAGAAGAATAAAGATTTGACGCGAACACACGTTCATTTGTGCGGTTGGACGAACAGGTACCGCGTCGCAACGATGGGTAGGATTCAACGATGTTTGAGACCGAAGAAACGAAACACGGCTTCGTGCTGCATCACGTCAACAGTGGCCACTTCATCCGTCGCTGTGAAGGTTATTGGACACGTGTGAGGAACCTTGGCGCTGCCGAGATGTTCGACCAACGCGGTCACGCCGAGAGTGCGCTTCAAGCCTTATTGCAAGAAGCAGGCGATCGCGTCGCCAATAAGGAGCGATGGGCGGATCAGATGTGGTGGGACTTGCACGGCGGCCTCGTCGTGGTTCAGGAGATCGAAATCACAGCGCGGTTCTCGCAGGACGACAAACCTACACGGACAGACGACGCGGTACCTGAGTAGGCAGTGAAGGTTCTATTCGCGCATAAACGTCTGTCTTTTCTGAGCTTTGGAGTGATGCCATGATCGATCCCCACGCCCTCCGCACGCTGATCGAGCCCATAGCTCGTATTGAAACCGCGATGTTTCAACAGGCATACCATCAGCGCGAGCTTGGGCACGGCCTCGTCGCGTTGCATCTGGAACGATTCGCACGGGAGATTCATGCGGTGCTGTCCGCCCTCCCTGAGACCCCGGCACCGACACTGCTAGAAAAGGCCGTGGCGGCTCGCGATGAGCGTCCGTGGCGTTTCTATCATCTAGAACGAGACGTGTTGTTGAGGATGTTAGACGAGCAAGCAGACCGCCTTCGTGCTATCGGTGCCGCGCCTCCCCCTCCCTCAGAGGAGAAAGCATGAGATTCCTCTGCTGGTTCTGGCACAAATGGACGTGCATCGGCAGCGGTGACGACACCGATGGACGGTGGTATTACGTCATCAACTGCCCACGCTGCGGGAAGATTGAGAAACTCTACACATGAGCGCCACGATGAACGGCAATCGGTGGGGCTCCAATCCGTATTGGCACAACTACGGCCCGAAAGGACCGAAATGACCGCGGCGAAGCTCTGTTGTCCCGTCTGTCAGCAATTTGAATCCCGCGTCGTGAACTCCCGCCCGGTCTCGGACTGCGCGTACATCAAACGTCGTCGGGAATGTACGCACTGCGGTCATCGGTTCTATACCCAGGAACGGGTCATCAAAGAAAAATCCGCCCTCTCGTCAACGGCATACCACATCTAGCCCGTCCATCGCTCCGCTCGGCCGTATCCTGCCAACATCGCTTGAAAAAATTGAAAGGACCCCATGGGGGCGCACGGCCTGGCGCCGGCATGCCCAAGGGCTACAAAACCCAGAAGACCCTCACGAAAGAAGCCGGCCGCGAAGCCTTACGGCAGTTGGTCTTAGCGCAGATGGCGGATCTCGCCGCCGCGCAGCTCGCCAACGCCAAAGGGCTGAAGTATCTCGTCACCCGCGACAAAAAGACCGGGAAGTTCATTCGTGTGGGAGAGGCGATGGCGGGGAATCAGACCGAAGAAACCATCGAAGTCTGGGAAAAAGACCCGTCCGTCCAAGCGTTTACCGATCTGATGAACCGAGCCCTGGATAAACCTGCCGAACAAGAACAGGCCGTCGCTGTGACGGGGACGCTGAAGATTTCATGGGCGTAACCGAAGTCGTCATCCCCTACAGCCCGCGGCCCCTCCAGCGCCGGTTGCATGAGGGGATGGACGCGCATCGGTTCGGCGTGGCGGTGTGTCATCGGCGGTTCGGCAAGACGGTCTGCGCGATCAATCAACTCCAGAAAGCCGCGCTCCTCTGCGAGAAACCCCGCCCACGGTTCGCCTACATCGCGCCGACCTACACCATGGGCAAGGCGATCGCCTGGGATTACATGAGGCATTACGCCGCGCCGATTCCGGGTGTGGTCACGAACATCTCCGAACTTCGCGTGGATTACCCGAACGGCGGGCAGTGCCGCATCTACGGGGCGGACAACCCCGATAGCCTCCGCGGGATCTACCTCGATGGCGTGGTGCTGGACGAGTACGGCCTGATGGCGCCGAACGTGTTCTCGGAAGTCATTCGCCCGCTGATCTCGGATCGCCTTGGCTGGGTGCTGTTCATCGGCACGCCCAACGGGAAGAACCAGTTCTACGACATCGTGCAGCAGGCACAGCGCACGAAGGACTGGTTCTTCGCCGAGTACCGCGCTAGTCAGACCGGCCTCATCGCTCCGTCCGAGCTCGAGAGTGCCCGCCAGTCGATGACCGCGGATGAGTATGCCCAAGAGTTCGAGTGCTCGTTTGAGGCCTCCGTCAAAGGCGCGGTCTACGCGAGAGAGATCATCCAGGCTCGGGAAGCCGGCCGCATCACTCGCGTGCCCTATGACCCTGCCCTCCCTGTGGATACCGACTGGGATCTGGGGGTGGGGGATGCGACAGCCATCTGGTTTAGTCAAACCCTCTACTCCGGCGAAGTGCGACTGATCGACTACTACGAGAACACCGGCCAAGGCCTTCCGCACTATCGACAGGTGCTGAACGCCAAGAACTATACCTACGGTACGCACTGGGCCCCCCACGACATCCAAGTCCGCGAGATGACCTCGGGGCACACCCGCCTCGATGCGGCCCGCCAGATCGGGATTGAGTTCCAGGTGAGTCCGAAAGTCGAGACGCTCGAGGACGGCGTCCATGCGGCGCGGATGCTGTTGCCGCGGTGCTGGTTCGACGCGGACAAGACCGCTCGCGGCTTGGAGTGTTTGCAGCACTACCGCTGGGATTTCAACACGCGGATCAACGAGTTCAAACATCTCCCGGTGCATGACTGGGCGAGCCATGGGGCGGATGCGTTTCGCGGGTTGGCCTATCGGCACTACACCCCGAAATACAGCCCGGAGCGACAGGCGGCGCGTGAGGTGAAGCGCGCGCAACGCGACTACGACCCGTACGACCGCGTGCGGCAACCCAAGAAAGGCAGGGGAGGCTACGGATGAGCAATAACAATTTCAACGGTGGACGAGGCGGCCGAACCCAGACCAAAGCCACTCAGGCCAGCGAGCACAAGTTTGCCGGCTCGCATGCTGGCAATCCAGGCGGGAAGAAGTCCGACGCGCCTGTGAAGGGCTCACACGGTAAGGGTATGGGGAAAGGCTGCTGATGTCCCAGACCTCCGGCGTCAATCCCACGCTCTACACGAACTACAAGAAGAAGGGCGCCAAGAAAGGCAAGAAGTGAGTAAGGCGCCACGCGATCCCTTCGATGTCTCGCTGACGAAAGAGCAACGGGAGAAGCTCGCCCTCTGGCTCTCCCAGGAGCTGGATAACGGCCTCAACGCCAAGAGCGCCCAAGACATCGAAGTCGATTACTGGCACATGCTCTATGAGCAGGCGCGGACTCGTTCATCTCGCAACCTCCCGTGGCCGGATGCGGCCGACCTCACCTCGCATCTCGCCTGCGCGAACGTGGACGCTCTCCATGCACGGGCGATGAAGACGATCTGGACCGAACCCGTCTGCACCGTGGAAGGCTGGGGTCAAGCCGCCGACAATGCCCCATTCGTCGAAGAGTTCCACCAGTGGAAAGCGGAAGAGGAGCGGCTACAGTCGGTCCTTGACAAGCTCCTCCTGATCTCCCTGATCGAACCGCGGGGCCTCTTGGAAGTCTCGGAAGGCTCCGAGTGGCGCACCGTCCGGAAACGCATTCAGGCGCAGCTCCAGACCGATCCGACCACGGGCGGGATGGTCTATGACGAGAACGGGCAACCGCAACCGCAGACGAAACCGGATGGGACCTACGTCGAATCGCAGGATCCGAACATCCCCTCCGCGCAGATCTTGATCGACTCGACGGAGAACCAGCGCATCGGTCCGCAATACCGCATCATCCCCTACCGCGATTCGGTGATCCTCCCCGGCCATGCCCGCGAGAAAGAGGAAATCTGGGCCTACGGGAAGCGCCTGTGGAAACGCTATAGCGAGATCATGGCCCTGGCAACAGGACCACGGGCGATCTACGACAAAGCGACAGCGGACGAACTCACCAAGACCGGCGCGGATCGGGAAGGCGAAAACGCTCTCGACCGCGCCAACATGTCCGTCGCCCCACAAGACGACACCACGGCTGAAAAGGAACTCTGGGAGGTTCTCGTCCTCATCGACCTCAAAGCCTTCTTCGAGACGTGGAGTATGGATGCCCCGAAGGGTGTCAAGGACGGCGCTCGGTGGTATCTGGCGACCTGTCACAAAGATCAGCACCTGTTGCTCCGCTGGCAGTATGACGATCTCGAGCGCAGCCGGTTCGTCCAGATCACCCCGTTTCCGCGTCCTGACCGGGCCACCGAGGGCTTCTCGTTTGTCGGCCACAAGCTGATCACCACGATCGAAGAGCACACCGCCTATCGCAATATGGCGGCGGATCGCTCCTCGATGGCGAACAGTGTCCCGATCCTCCGTATGCAGGGAGCCCTGTGGGATCCGGAAGAACAGCCATGGGGCCCGAAAGCCGTCATCGACGTGCGCGATCCCCGCGAACTGCACCCGATGGAAGTGCCTGACGTGCCGGCCAGCGTGTTCAATCACATGACGATGTGTGAACGCACCGCCGAACGGCTCGCCGGCATCAACGACGTGGCGTCAGGACAAGTCTCGCAGGCGGATCGCACACTGGGTGAAATTCAGATGGCGACGGAGCAATCCTTCGTCCGCATGGATCTGTTCATTCGCCGGGTGCAGGAGAGCATCGAAGACCTGTATCAGATTCGGCATGCCATCTGGAAACGTGTCCTGGCGGAACAGCCAGACGGCATCGACGCCCCACAGTCGTTGGTGGTCGGGATGGAAGGCAAAGGCGTCCCGATCGACCAGTTCATGCCGGACAAGAAGATCACGGCCTCGCTGCTGGAGGGGGCGTTCCGGTTCAAGCCGCATGGGTCTGTGGAAACGGCGGACATCGGGAAACTACGAGCGGACTTCATTGCGTCGATGCAGTTCATGCCACAACTCTTGGCGGCGTTCCCGCAGATGCAGGTGCAGTTCCGCGGACCGGCCGCCGCTCGCGCCATGACGCAGCAGTTTGTGCGCTTGTTCCGGATCCCGAATCCGCAGGCGTTTCTCGGCTCGCCAGCCCAAGAGATGCAGCAAGCGTTGGCACCGGGCGGGATGCCGCCGGGGATGCTGGGAGCACCTCCGGGTCAGCCTCCAGGTGTTCCGCCCGGTCTCCCTCCGGGGATGCCGCCTCCCGGTGGACCGCCGATGGGCGGACCAGGACTGGCCCCGCCGCCGACCGCACCGATTCCGCTCGGTGGGACGTAGGTGGACGAGTGGCAAGAACGAGTCATCGAGCATCGCAAGGAAGGTCGGACCTACGAGCCGCTGTATCGCGATTGGTGCATCCCGAACAGAGAGTGGCAACTGTGCAAACTGGAAGCCCTGCGTTACAAGTATGGCCGCTACAAAGGCAAGGGCGGAACGATGCAGGCGCTCGGTGATTGGGGTCGATTAGTGGCCCCTCTCGTCCCTGCGCTCATCGGCATCTACACCGTGCTGCGAATCTTACGGTATTGGCGCTAGTGGGCTTCGATCACGGCAACGATCTGTGTCTCTCGTTCTGGGCGACGGCGATGGAGAAAGGCTGGATTCACTTCCCGCCGAATGCGACGGTGCTGGAGATTGGCTGTGCCGAGGCCGACTGGATCACGCCGATGCTCAAGGAACGGCCAGACCTCCAGATTACCGGCCTCGACTGGCGCGCCTGTGAGCGACCTGGCACCACGATTCAGGGGAACGTGCTTGACGCGGATCTCTTTCCTCCGGCGTCCTTCGATTGCATCGTGAGTGTCTCCGCGATTGAGCATGTCGGCCTTGGCAGCTACGAGAACGACCCCGGCGATCGACACGGCGATAAGCACGCGATGCAGAACGCGGCGCGGTGGTTGAAACCGGGGGGATGGATGTACCTCGACGTGCCGTATCGCGAGGAGGCGTACGAAGTCCACGGCAGTTTTCGTGCCTACGATACCGCGGCGATTGATCGACGGCTCCTGCCGGGGTTTCTCAAGACGTGCTGGGCGAAATGCGTCGTGGATCATCCGGACGGCCCCTATATGGCGATGCTTTTGGAGAAGGCGTAGTGGAGACGCTCATCTACGACGCGCTGATCCGGATTGCGGAAGCCTTAGAACGCATCATCGATCTGATCGAAGCCACGGCCGAGGATGAACCCGAACCGCCTCCGCTCCCGAAGTGTTAAATGACTGACGAAAAGCAAGACCTCGACAACCTTCTGAAACATCCCGGCTGGCAGCGTGTCGTGGAATACGCGACGAAAGACATCGCCAACCGCATCAAGACCGCCCAACGCAATGCCGCGAATGAAACCAACGACATCATGGCGCTCAACCAACTCCGCCAGTGTCTGGCGGCCGAACAAGCCCTCGAAACGTTCGTGGCGTGGCCCCAAGCCCGTCTGAAGGCGTTGGAACATGCCGCCGCGCAAACCACCACGAGCGGACAGATGTCACGGCGAGGGACGCTGTGACCCTCAAGCCGCTAGGGGATCGGATCCTCATTAAGCCCGAGATTCCGCCGAACGTCACCGAGTCCGGGTTGATTCTCCAAGAGGAGCGGAAGCCGGAACAGACCGGGACGGTCATTGCTGTCGGTCCGTGCTCACATCCACGGAAGGCCGAGGCTGAAGAACTCGCCGGATGGTTCGACAAGTTCACGATTGATCCCGGTCAGCCCAAGACGCGGGCGAGACATGAACAGACGAAAGAACTGCTCCGCGATCTGGTCCGCAAAGAACCCGAAGTCAAGGTCGGGGATTACGTCGTGTTCTCGTGGACCGCTGGACAGGAAATCTGGGTGGAAGACGGGCAGGATCGTCTCTTGTTGATGCGTGAATCCGATCTCTTGTGTGTCGTGGAAGGTCTTGAAGTATGAGTGATGAAGGGTTAGTCAATCTCGAAGAGGACGGACCGGCTGTCGAAGCGGCATTCCCCGCAGAACCGGCCGCAGCCGAAGCGCCAGCGACTGAGGCTCCTGTTGAAGCCGCCGCGGAACAGCCTGCGGAAGTCGAAGCGGTGGAAGTCGCCGGCCAACGGTATGTCCCGGCCGGTGTCCTGCGGGAACTACAGGAAGAGCGCAAACAGCGCAAGGAGCTCCAGAAGCAGAACGCCGACCTGGACGCCTATGCAAGAGACTCGCGGCCTTATGTTGAGTTCCTGAAGGCGAATCCCGGCCTAATCAACGGTCGCCAGCAACAGGCCCAACCCGCCGCACCGCAGCAGGAGACAGCCGATCCGCAGACCGAAGCCCTCGCGAAGACGTTGGACCTCTACACGCCGGAAGGGAAGCCGGACCTTGCGCGAGCGGGCACGATTCGCCAGATGATGACGGCGACGGCTCAGCAGATCGCGCAGCAGACCATCGCCCCGATGCGCGAGGAGAGCGATCAAACCAAGTCCGCCCGCAACTTCCAGGTCGCGCTGGGGATCAAGAGCGCGGACGGTCGATCCCCGAGTCAGCAGGCCCTCGCGCAGATCTGGCGCACCATGCCAGCGAGTCAGACGGCCGATCCGAATGTCGCCTCGATCCTCGCCCTGACCGCCCTTGGCCTGGACAGCGTGAGCACGAAACCCCTCCCCGCGGCGCCGGCACAAGCCCCGCTCGTCACGGAAGGGCAGGGCGGAGGACCACGCCGACCGTCCCTCTCTGCGATGGAACAGAGCATCGCTCGGGATCGCGGGATGAAAGAAGCGGACTGGGCGGCCAATACCAAAGGCTTTACCCCCGGCCGTGCGAATCAGTTAGAGGATTAAATGCCGAGAAAACCACGGATTCAGGTCACCGAGCGCAACATCCAGACCGGACTCAACACGATCATCGACAGCGACCCGCGCTATAAGGCGCGTCTCCAGAACGTCTTCAACGAACCGTCCGCCCCGATCAATCTCCACGATGCCAGCCGGGAGTGCCGGTGGTTCAACGCGGCGATTGCGACCGATCACATCTGGCGCTCAAAGCGAAAGGGCTGGGACCAGGTGCGACTCGGGGATGTCGTGGACCCGGAGCAGATCGGTGGCTACAACGTGTCGCCGGAGGGCTACATCACCCGCGGCGAACGGGGCCATGAAGTGCTCATGTCGATGCCGAAGGAAGTCCGGCAGGCGGTGCAGGCCGCGAAGATTCGGCAGAACATCGCCACGATGGGCAATCCCAACGCGATGAAGAACGACGTGGTCAACGCCACGGCGGAACGGTACGGCGACGAAGGGGCGGAGTACATCTCGAAGCACGTCAACGTCACCGACACCTTCGAGCGGGTGGAGCGGACGGCGATCGACGAGTAATGCGGGTGCTCGCGGACGGCTGTTTCGATCCGTTGCACATGGGGCATCTGCGCTACCTGTCAGCGGCGCGAGAGTTGGGGCGGCCGTTGATCGTGCATATCGCGCCAGATGAGGCGATTCGGGCAAAGGGGCGGGAACCGTTCCAGACACGCTTCGAACGGGCCAGAACGGTCCTGCACCTTGATATGGTCGATCAGGTGCAGTGCCACGACTCGTTGGCAATCGCGGTGCTCAGCAACTGCCCACGGTATCTGGTGAAGGGATCGGACTGGCGGGGGCGACTACCGGACGAGGTGTTACAAGCCTGCCGCGAAGCCGAGACGGAAATCATCTACACCGAGACACAAGATAAAACCAGCACCGAACGTTTGCATGACACTCGATCAGTTTGAAACGCTCGTCCAGAGCCAGAAACCCGCGTCGGTGCCGTGGCAACCGGTCACGGACTACTCCTTTGAGGCACGGGCCGCGATTGAGGCGGACCATCCGCGCTTGATCAAAGAGACATTCAACCCGGACTTCGTGATCGACGCCGGGTGCGGGCCAGATGGCGTGCTGGTGCGGATGCTGATCGATCACGGCGTGCAGGTGCTCGGATTTGACCCGCAGATACCGAAGCAGAGCATCAATCCGGCGCTCATCCATGGTTCGCTGATTGAGTCGCGCTTCGGCAATGACGATGACGAACCCTTTGCGGACCTCGTGGTCTGCCGGGAAGTCTTGGAGCATCTGACGATCGCGCATGTTCGAGCGGCCGTGCGGAACCTCTGTCGGATGACCACCAAGTTCGTCTATGTGACGACGCGCTTCCATCCGAATCCAACCTCGTTGCTCGACGTGGCAACCTCGGACGAGCTCGACCCGACCCATATCACGATGCTGAATCAGGACTTCCTGCGGTTGCTGTTCGTGCTGGAAGGCTTTACCCGCTGCCGTGATCTGGAAACCGCGATGGACTGGCAGGGGAAAGGGCGGGTGCTCGTCTATGAACGGCACAATTGACGCCATCCTGAGCTACCACCTAAATCCCGCAACGTGTGGCGTGGCGAAGTTCAACCATGCGCTCGCGAAGCGGTTGGGCGTGCCATGCGATCACATCTCAGCGGTCGGCTATAAGCGCCCCCTGTGGTCGGTGAAAGCCTCCGAGGTTGGCACGAACTGGCCGTCGATCATCTCGCTGCCCTACGACGTGTTCTGGCACGATGACGGAGACGCGCTGATCACCAGTAAGGCGGAGCGGGTGTTCTACGCGGATCGCACAGGCTGTCCCTCCACCGTGGAAGGCAACCCGACCAGAGGCGCTTATCGCGTGCTCGCCTTCGGCATGGCGCACAAGTTGGCGCTGAAGCACTTCGAGAACCTCAAGCGCGAACTCGACCGCGATCATCCCGACTACACGATTGAACTCTCGACGGCGGTCCATGAAGGCAACCCATGGGATGAAGCTCTCGCGGAGAGCACGGAGGCGATGCGTGCGATTTTTGGCGATCGTCTTCGGGTATTGGGCTTTCTCGCAGATGATGCTCTGGCTCGCGTGCTTCAAGAATGCGATGCTGTGGCGGCGTTCTACGTTCCGGCCCTCCGTGCGAACAATACGACAGCATGGGCTGCGTTGTCCGCCGGCAAGTTCCTCTACACCAATCTCGACCAGCACTCGCCTGAGTTGAACCCGGAGAAATACTCCTGGGACAACCTCTTAAAGGTGCTGGCGTGAGAGAACTGATCATTGGCGGACAGCGGATCGCGGACGCTGAGCCGTGTTATGTGATCGCGGAGATTGGGCACAACCACGGCGGGGATGTCCAGACCGCGAAGGCGATGATCAAGGCCGCGGCGAAAGCGGGGGCGAGTGCCGTCAAGCTCCAGAAACGTGACAATGAAACCCTCTACAGCGCCGAGCTGCTCGCGAAGCCCTACGAGAACGAAAACAGCTTTGGGAAGACGTATGGTGCCCACCGGCTCGCCTTGGAGTTTCACGCTGAGCAGTATCGCCAGTGTCGAGCCGAAGCCGCGATCCGCAACGTCGCCTTCTTTGCGACGGCATTCGATGAAGCGTCGGCGGACTTTCTCACACTCCTGAACGTCCCGGCGATCAAGATTGCCTCGGGAGGACTGACCGATCACGCGCTGCTGCGCTACGTCTCGAAGCTCGAGCGGCCGATCATCCTCTCAACCGGCGGAGGCACATGGGAGGACGTAGACGCCGCGGTGAACATCCTGACCGCAGGGCCGTCACCGTTCGCGCTGTTGCATTGCACGGCGGCCTATCCTGTCCTGAACTACGCGGAATTGAATCTGCTCGCCATCGTGGAGATGCGAAACCGGTATCCGAACACGGTGATCGGGTGGTCCGGGCATGACAGCGGGATCGCGATGGCACTCGTCGCCTACGCCTACGGGGCGCGGATCATCGAGAAGCACTTCACCCTGAATCGGGCGATGAAAGGGACGGATCATGCGTTCAGTCTGGAACCGGCTGGACTCCGAAAACTGGTTCGTGACTTGGCCCGAGCGCGGGAGTCCAGCGGTGACGGGGTCAAGCGTCTCTTTCCATCCGAAGTCAAACCCCTCTCTAAAATGCGACGGGTTCACACTGACGACGGCTTACGTGTTACCGGATCCACCAATGCCAGCTATTGAGAAGTTCGAACCGCGCAAGCTCGGCCCGAAAGACTGGGGCACGGAACTGCTCGTCGCCCATACGCCGCTCTACACCGGCAAGGTGCTGAGCATGAACGCGGGAGCGACGGGCCCGTTGCAGTATCACGAACGCAAGGACGAGACGTTTTACCTGTTCAGCGGGGAAGCCTTGGTCCATGACGGGAACGCCTCGCATCCGATGCATCCAGGCGAGAGTTGGCACGTCCCCCCAGGGGCGGTGCATCGGGTCGAAGCGATCACCGATTGCGTGTTCTTTGAAGCGTCGAACGCGGTGTTCGATGATCGTGTGGCGGTCGAGGGGCATCCGGTATGAAGATGGTCGCGCTGATTCCGGCGCGGGCTGGATCGAAGCGCATTCCCGGCAAGAACACGAAACTGCTGGCTGGGCGGGCGTTATTGGAATGGTCAGTGCAAGCGGCGAAGGACAGCGGTGTATTTTCTGGCGTAGTGGTGTCGAGCGAGGACGATACCACGTTGAAGATCGCAGAGGCTGCCGGCGCAACTCCTCTGCTACGTTCTTCGGATGATGCGACCGACGATTCTCCAGACGTGCGATGGGTCAGAGATGCACTTACTGAGTGGCCCGCGAACGCCTTCGCAATTCTGCGTCCGACCTCTCCATTTCGCACCGCCGCGACGATTCTGCGCGCTTACAAGAACTTCCAGTTGCAAGAAGTTCATTCGATGCGAGCTGTCCAGATGGTGTCCGAGCATCCCGGAAAAATGTGGCAATGGGGCGGAGCGGGACACACGATCAAGCCTCTCATTCGGCATGGTTGGCCGACTTATTGGGGGGAAGCGATCGAGCCGGGGGAGACGCCGTGGCACTCACAACCCACGCAGGAGTTACCAACCGTGTTCGTGCAGAACGCCTCACTGGAGATGGCGTGGAGTTGGGTGATTCCCGCGTTCGGCACCATCAGCGGTAACAAGGTGGCCCCGTTCTTCACCGAAGGCTATGAAGGCTTCGATCTCAACACCATGGACGATTGGCGCGAAGCCGAACGCCTTATCAAAGAAGGACTCGTTGACCTCCCCTCGCTGCCTCTGGCCCGCGTATAAACAACTCCTCCGTCACACCGAATCCCCGATCCTCGCCGGTCCCTGGCGTGGCGAGGTGGGCTTCGAGGCGTTGTACTGGATTCCCTTCCTGCGTCGGCTGATGAAATCCTGCGGCATCAGCCCGGATCGGCTCATCCCGATCACCCGCGGCGGGGCAGCGGCCTGGTATGGCACCTCGACTGGCGTGGAGCTCTACGACATGCGGACCCCGCAACAGGTCCGGGTCGAGAACCGCATCCAGCACGCCAAACACGCCCAGTTGAAACAGACGCACTGGACACCCTTCGACCGTGCCGTCGTCAAGGACGTAGCGCACACGCTGGGCCTGAAGCATTACCTGACCCTGCATCCCTCATGGATGTTCCAACGGTTGATGCCCTACTTCGCCAGCGAGATGAGCCTACATGCGCTCGAGCAGGACGCGCTCTTTGATCCTTTGACCGTGCCGGCGCTCCCGGTTGGCCTCGAGCTGCCGGAGAAGTTCGTCGCCGTGCGGTTCTATCTGCGGCATACGTTCCCCGGCCATCCCCAAGTACTGAACTTCGCGCAGACCTCCATCGAGCAGATCGCCGCGGGGATTCCCGTGGTGCTGTTGAATAGCGGGATTCACGCGGACGAGCATCAGGACGTGATCGTCAAAGCGATGCCCAATGTCGTGAAACTGACGGATCTGACGGACGTGACGCCGGCCAATAATCTGGCCGTGCAGAGCGCGGTGCTGGCACGGGCAATGGGCTTTGTCGGCACCTATGGGGGGCTCTCGCAGCTCGCGTTACGCCTCGGCAGGCCATCGGTGAGCTACTACCACGAGTGGGGCGGGACGGCGATCGCGCACAAGCATTTAGCCGATGCCCTCGCGTTAAATCACGGGATTCCGTGTCAGGTGCATAAGCTCGGAGAACTCCCACTGCTGCAAAGTGTCGTCCCCACGCTCGTGGTCGCGTGATCTATACCAGATATAGCCAGCGGCGTGAAATAGTCGCGCTAAGGTAGCGGTATACCGTTACGCGCACAGCTCTCCTCGCCCTGAGAGCGGGTTCCTGGGGTGTTCGGATTCCTTCGCGGCTCCGCAGACGAGCGAGGGAATCGGCCGTCGTACCGTCTGTGTTCGCGCTCACCATGCGCGTCGTACGTGGTGTTTCGGATTTCGATCGGCTCGTGGTCAGCGATCGGATTCGGCCTCGTTCTGACCTCCCAACTAACAACACGGTCTAGTCGCGCCCCTGTGCGCGCTGGGAGATCACATGACAGACTTTGTGCTGTCGTCGGGGAACATCATGCGACCGTATCGGTCGCCATGGGGCGCCTTCCCGACGCGCGGCTTCGCGCTTTCCACGGGTATCAGTTCGAACGCCATCATTCTGGGTCGCATCGTCGGCCTGGATGTCAACACCGACTCCAACGCCTCGCAGATCCTGCCGTCCTCGCAGACGGCCGGCGTCGTCATGTCCACCGCGATTGTCGGCGTGGCCGCCGAAGGCGCGGTCGGACCGGGCTCGACCAACACCCGCGGCACGGTCATCAGCGTCTGGGAAGCCAACCCGCTGATCGAGTTCCGCGCCAACACGCAGGGCGCGAACCTCGGTTCCTCGCAGGTCGGCAAGACCAAGGCGCTCGTGTGGGACTCGACCCTGACCATCCATAAGGTCGATCTCAGCAACTCCACCCTGATCAACGTCCGCTGCGTCGTGACGCAGTTGCTGGACAACGAGGGCGATTCGGGTGGCGCGGTGGCGTTCCGGTTCATTGCGAATACGCCTCCCGCTGCGGATTCCACTGTCAGCCGCTCGGTGCTGGCGTTCTACGGGAAGGCGTAATCCATGGCCCAAGTACGCGGCACAAACCCGGACCTCTACGACAATATCGACAAGACGTTCATGGGGGTCATGAAGGGGCAGCTCAAGGAGCTCCCGAAGATCTACCCGAACGTCTTCAACATCAAATCGTCCGACCGCAAGTTCGAGCGCATCGTCTCGTACGTGCCGTTTGGCGATACCCAGTCCAAGCCCGAAGGCGAGCCCTTCGTTATGGACACTCTCCGGCAGGGCTACACGAAGGACTTCACGCACACCGAGAACGGCCTGGGCTTCGAAGTGACCCAGACGGCGCTCGAGGATGACGTGGAGAACATCCTGACCAAGGCCGGCGAGTGGCTGGCGTTCTCGGCGCGCTACGTCGAGGAAGGCCGCGCTGCGAACCCGTTCAACAACGGCTTCGGCACGGAAACCACCCCGGACGGCGTGTCGCTGTTCAACACCGCGCACCTCCTGCGCGGCGGTGGCTCAGCGAAGAACCGGCCCTCGACTGACGCGGACCTCTCAGCCACGTCGCTGACCCAGGCCCTCATCGACCTCCAGACCGATCAGAAGGACGAAGCGGGGCACCTCTCGGCCCCGGTGACCGACTGGATCCTCTACATCCCGCCGGCTCTGGAGTTCCTGGCGGATCGTCTGATCAACTCGGTGGGCCTCCCGTCGAGTGCGGACAACGACCGCAACCCGATCAAGGCGCGTCGGCAGTGGACGATTGTCGTCAATCCCCGTCTGACGGACGCGGATGCGTGGTTCCTCGTCGCCGGCGCGAAGTCGCGGCATGGCCTCACGTTCTACCGCCGTGTGCCGATCACGATGGAGCCGATGGCGATCGATCCGCGGACGAACAACCGCATCTTCAAGTGCCGGCACCGCTTCTCGGTCGGCGCGTGGACGTGGGTCGGCACGTACGGCACCGCAGGCGCCTAGTTCGGTATCACCGTGATGTGGACGCCGAGTGCCCTGACCACGGCAGGGTGTGGAGTCTCAGCCTAGGCTCGGCGTCCGACTGAGACAAAGGAGCAGGAATGGGGATTACGCGATTTTCCGGCCCAGCCTACGGGGCGAAGGCCAATCTGTTTAGCTATGGACCGACGCGCGGCGATGCGAACGCCAGTACGGCGCTGATCACGTCCGTCGTCGTGCCGCCCTATGAAACCTGGTATCTCACCGAACTCCACGTCGCGAATTCACAGGTGTCCTCGAACAGCTCGACGCCGAAAGTCGTGCTGAAGGTGAAGGGCACGAGCACCAGCGCGTCCTATCCCGGCCCCGGGCCGGATCCGAATTTCCCGACGGGTAATGCGGGGACGGTCGCGACGTTCACGGGCGGCACGTCCACCGCGGCGTTCAATGGGATCGTGACGTGCTCGGTGACGGCGGGGGAATACGAGGGGTACGCGGCGCCTGCGAACTCCACGGTCCGCATTGTCAGTTCAGGCACGATCGGCGCGTTGTCGGTCAACGTCGCCGGGTATCGTCGGTTCCTCGATAGCACTAGGGCGTCCTAATGGCGTGGCAAGACTGGGGGAATCCGCCGATCAATTCGACCGGGTTCGCGCCGGTCGGCGCGGGCTCAACGACCACGCTGTATGCGGAGCTCGACTCCACGCAGTTGGGGACAAAGAACTACGCCGTCGGTCAATCTGGGCGGTTCATGGTGACGTACATCATGGGCGCCGATACCAACGTGACGTGGCAGGCGGGGCCCTGCACCTCGACGGCGCTCAGTGCGGGCGCCGATGAGTTCTTCCCGAAGACGCCGACGGGGCAGAGCGCGCAGTACGTCGTCATGCACACGCTCGAAAAGGATTATCGCATCCGTGTGCGGCAGTCCTCGACGGGCGCCAATGGGGCCGCCTTCATCTCTGCGGTGCCGCTGACCTGATGCCGCTCGTAGGCGAGTTCCATCAGAAGTACTGGAACATTTCGGATACCAACCTCCCGCCCGTGCATCTCGGGCGTGGGGGCTATCCGATCTGGCAAGCCAGCGTGATCACCCCGTCGCTCGTGGGGATCGTCGGCGCGTGGCTCGATACAAAGCTCGAGCAGTTCCGGTGGTGGCGGGCGCTCTATCGGCGGATTAAAGTGCTCGACCGCGAACGTCGAGCGGTCCTGTTGATCGCGTTGGAGACGTTGGAGCACCCGGCCTACACGAGCGCACAGACGGCCGTGCGGCAGACCGCGGTGACATTGGGCTTCAACCGGCCGGAGGCGTGGACGGAACTCTCGCGGCAGGTGAAAGGCTCACCGGGTCGGGCGGAGAACCACTACCGCCACCTCTTGGCGTGTCGCAAGGTCGATACCGCCGTCCGCGCCCAAGGGAGCACCTTGACGAATCCGGAACTGAATCTCGTCACGGAATTGGCCTACCACGGATTTAGCCGAGCGCATCGCTAATGGCGAGTTTCAACCACATCGGCGGCGCGGAGCCCTCGACGCTCACGTTCAAGGCGGCGACAGTGGTCCAGGTCCGGAACAGCTCCAATATGCACCAGGAGCTGATCTCGATTGCAGACCCCGAATCGTCGCTGGGTGTCGTCGCGGTCCTTGGAGCGGCGCCGGCCTCGACCACGTTCGGTCTCGTGGTGCGGCGGGTCGGGGATTCGACTTCGATCATCAAGGGCGACTCGACGGTCTTCCAGGGTGGGACCTGGACCATCCGGGCGAACCTGTCCTCAACATCGGCCGACAATCCCGTCCGCGCCAACCTGAGTTCGACGGCGACGGACAACCCGGTCTTCATCTCGGGCAATTCGACCGTGATGCAGGGCGGCGGTGCGTGGGCCATCAAGGGCGATTCCACCGTGTTCCAGGGCGGTGGCGTGTGGAGCATTCAGGGTAATTCCACGGTCGCGCCGCTCGCCGGATCGACGTGGGCGACGCGGCCGATTCAGTCCAGCGCGGCCGATCTCCAGATGACCGCCACGCCGCTGGCAGGTTCCACCTGGAACGTCCGGGCCTTGCAGTCGTCTGCTGCTGATTTGCAAGCCACCGTGACGCCGATCGCGGGTTCGACGTGGAATGTGCGGGCGTTGCAATCATCGGCCGCCGATCTTCAGGTGACGGCGACACAGAACGGCGTCTGGAACTTCCAACTGGGGACGGGCCTGCAATCGACGGTGGCGCCCTCGAGCAATTCAAGCGGCATCATCGTGCGGCAGGTGATTGACAACATCCTGACGACGGCGAGTACGAGCGCGTTTTCTGCGTCCACGGCGCTGTCGATTCAGTCGTCTGGCGCGGGTCTGCGCAGTTACGTCACCGCCTACTCGATCACTTCGACGGTGCAAGCGGTCACAAAGGTGGCGTTTTACAGCTCGGGCAACATGCTCTGGCCGGTGGCGATCGCGGCGCTCTCGAGTGCGTTTGCTGGCGTGAATCTCGCGGTCAGTGCGCCGGCCTATCTGTTTCGCACGAACAACCAGAGCGAAGCCCTGACGCTCAATACGGGCAATTCCACGATTGCGGGATTCAAAGTCGGCGTCAGCTATTTCCGCGCCCCCTAAAGGAGTCGGATGTCTGTCTATACGGTCGATCGGACCACGATCAATGCCAAGGCTGGCAACTTGCTGCAGCAGTTGGACGCGACGTTTCTGCGGGTGCAGCAATTGAAAGCCTTCCTCGACACGATTCCGGATGCCTCCTTGATCTCCGCCTACGGCTACGTGCAGGGCGACATTGACATCCTGCGTTCGTCCCTCGTTGATGCCGAGCAGTTGCGGACGATCTATCAGGGGACGGCGAATCTCTCGGTGGCGAAGGATTTCCGAACATTTTCGAAGCAGGTCTACGCCTTCGGGTCCATCTAATGCGAAGCCTGGAACTGCTC